AAAGGCTTGTTCTGAACTGGTTTTATAACCTAAGACACGGGCTACTGTTTGAATCTTAGTTTTCATACCCTCGTTTACAAATAAAGCATCTGCACCAGTACGATTGATCAGTTTTAATAAAGATTCATAAAAGAGATCTGCATTTTCCTTTAATTTCGTGATATTGGATAGATCAATGACTTCTTCGATGCCGAATTCTGTCTCTTGACCAACTAAAAACTTATCTAAGCCATCAAATTGATCAGCATCTGACGTTGCATCTCCGTTGATCATTGCATTATGGAAAGTTCCAATAGCTGAAATAACTTTTTCCTCCAGTTGAAGGGCCATATTGTTATACATGCCCTCAGCTTGTTTAATCACTCGATCAAGCTCGAAAGCTCCACCGAAGATTTTCAGATCAGCGCTTTTCTTTTCAACTGTAGCTTGACTTGCAGAGTATTCATTATTGATTGCTCTGAATGCCGTAGTTGAGGGCAGTTTCTTTTGAATGTAAGCATACGTTAATGTGCTACCTCCACCTTGAGGGGATACTGAATTATCAAAAGGTAATAGTTCAAGCACCTCTGAACGTCTAATAAATGTATCGACTACCTGCTGTTGTACTTTATCTGTCATACCGACTTTCATTTCTTCTAATGTCATTGGCATATTTTATTCCTCATTTCTTTTAGTTGTTTTCATATTGGCTCTTTATCGCATCAGCTAGGCTCACCGGCTGCGTTTCTGTTTGCTTGCCATTCTCCAATCCGTTATCCAAGACTTGATAGCCATTCGTCTTTTTGTCGGATCCTTTATCGATTGTCTGAGTTGCTGAATCATCGACTTCAAAGTGTGATGGGTTTAATTCTTTGAGCGATTTGATTTTATTCTCAAGCTCGATGACATTACCTTCTTTGTCTACTTCTACATCACCCAGTTTGTAAATCATATAATCAACATCATTAGCGCCAGCTTCTTTTAATGCCTCTTTTAAAGTGAAGGTTTTGCGTTCGTCCACTCTTTCTGCTTCTAGCTTCTTGACCTGAGCTTCATAATCATTGATTTTTGTTTGTAATTCTTCTGCATCCTTATTACTCTTCTTCAAATCAGTGACCAGTTTATTGGCAGCTTTTAAGTCATCCGCTGATTGATTATATACTTCCTTAGGTACTGCATTTTTCGGAAACTCCTTCTTGATTTCATCCATGGCTGTTTCAAGATTGAAATCCCCTTCAGCGCCCTTATGTTTCTCTATGATTGCCTTTATCCAATCCATTTATAATTCCTCCAATATCCATAGCATCTTTATACAGGTCGCTTCCTGTTGGATTATCCAGTTATGCTCCTGGATGTGAGCAGATTAAAAAGACAGTTTAAGGACTTATCCAGGTCCAGTCTGTATCGTAGACCAAACGAGATAGATGGATCACACTCTCTTTCTACCGCAAGCGGTAAATCCTGAGTAATAGCCGATTGATTACTTTTACTGTGAACCGTTTCAGCCTATTCACCTCCTTAGTTTGTTGTACTAAAAAAGCACCTAACCTACAATCCGGTTAAGTGCTTCCTATGAAAAGAATGTATTTAAATAGTCAGCCAGTTGGTCCTCATTTAGAGAACGGGCTTTATTTACCATTTTTCCTTTTATGTCAATATTACTATCTGTCCACATTTCTTTAACGAGGTCATTATAGTAATCATGAATGATGGGAATAATTCGATTATCTCTTACTACATCTCCTGGGATGTAAAGCTCCATTGCTTCCATTACCTTACCCCTTTCAATCTGTATAGAGCAGCCACCATTTGAGTAAATGCACTAGGATTAGCATGATGCTCGTCGTCTGTTTTCAGCTTGATAACCCAGTCATCAATGTCAGTTGCTATGTTGTCTCTAAACTGACCGAATTTAGGATTATTCTCAATAATCATGTCTAAAATCGTTTCCTTCTCAGCGATCATATCTTCAACATAATTATCTTTCATGTATTCCATCAAGTCAAGGTCAACGGCTTCCATTCGCTCGTAGATATCCGTCCAGTCTGCCGTTATTTTGTCAGGGTTAAGACGGTATTCCATAGCCTTTTTACCAAAATCAGTGAAGGACGTTGCCCCCTTAAACTCGGGCAGTTTTTTCAAGCGTGGTAGATTTAATGCAATGTAGTTAGGATAAGCCGGCATTAACACGCGATCATTAAATAATGAGAACTGATAGTGTGCTGATAGCTCTGTCATAGTCTCTTCAATACTTAACCAATTGTCAAAGTCACTTTGTTGATAGAATATATTTGTGCTTAGGCCATTAATACGTGCATGATATCCTTCATGTAGAGCCGTTTTAATTTGATAGTCGATCCCTCTGTTATCATTCTTCTGAAGCACAAAACGCTTGACCGAACACGGCTCACCTTTCCCTAAGTTGTCAATTTGATTGAATCCTCTAGCTTTAGCGTTTTCTATTTCAACTGGTAAATCGATATCGCTATATTTGAGATAATCACTAGCAAATTTGACTCTGTCATTATCTGCATTTTTGTAAATAGCTTTAATATCCTTTTCAAATGGATTATCTTTATTAACTTCTTTTTTGCTTATAGCTTTCTTTTTACCGTTTAGCCATTCATCATAATTTTTATACTCGATTACTTTCTTTTTTTCGTTATCTCTTCTAAGCGAAGGCTCGATACCATTTACAATAGTTACTGTTGTACATCGACAGTTAATATCTAATGCTGCAACACCAAATAATCGAGGACCATCAGCTTGAGACCCTTTAAATTCAAACTTCTCTTCGATATCGACTGTCTGGCCATCAAGACTTTGATGCTGTGACCGTGTTTTCTTATCAAGTGTAGCTGTCCAGCGCTTTTGGATATCCACACCTTGTTCTTTAGCATCTTCATATGCTCGCTGCTTGCTAGTAGATTGAGCTCTACCGCCCTCAGTTCGTGCAATCCTTAAAGCTTGCTTATATGTTGCTTCAGTTAGTTCCCCAACAGATTTTGCGACTTCTGCATAGCCCTTACCTCTTACTGCTCCATTTAATAATTCGCTCGTTACTCTATTGGCTAATTGTGTGCGGTGCTGATATAACCGTTTGGATAACGTCTTACCAGCCACTTTTTTATTGATCAGCTGTTCTACATAATCTTGATTTAACAATCCAAAATCTAATTGTATATTTTCTGCATCTTCTAATGCATAAAAGGTGCCATAATATCCATGTTCTACTTCACTTTTTACAAAGTCTTTGACGCTTGACTGCGTTTCTGATTCCAATTTTGATAAGATACCATCGATATGATTGGCTACTTTAAATTGGTTTTCTACTTCTAATTTCTTCGAAAAGCTTAAGGTCTCAAAGTTATCAATGTAGTCTTTTGCTTCTTTCTTTATGTCTATTAATGATTGTTTATAAAACTTATGAAGCTTGTTATCTAATGATTTATAATCCTTTTGGCTTAAAAGCTCTAATTCCTTATTCCACTTGTCCAGTTGCTGCAATAGCTTCACCTTCTATTGGATCTGTATCATCCTGGAGCCCTTCAGAATAATCTTGCTCCTCTAATAGCAACTGAACTTCTTCCCAATCCAAGTCATATTGTTCGCAAATCAGTTTCAATACCGTTTCATCATCCAGCCTTGGTGCTACAGCTATTATGGTTTGAATGATGATCTGTTTTGTTTCTGCTTCGATACGTTCAATATCCACGATATCTTTTTCGTTCACCATCGTTTCTCTTACAATATTGACTGTAATATCTCTGGAATGATAAGCAGTGCCATAGCGTCGATTAATATCATTAACTATCATTTCGTTACACCAGGCTAGCAAAGCTCTGAGTCTTACTTCAGCTTTATTGGCTTTCATATCAAGCAGAGCATAACGGGATTTAATAACAACGTTTGTTATGTTACCATCACCGATCTGTGTGGAATCAAAACCCATACCGAATTTATATATTGCATCTTTATCTATTTCTAGCTTTGTTTTCCTGGCTTCTACTGGAATTTCCACAGTCTTAATGTCTAATCCGCCATCTGATCCTGTACCAATAACCTTTCTTGCTTTGACATTCTGTCTTAATTCGCTTAAGTCATCACCTCTAAAACCTTTGACTACATAAATGGCTTCTGCAAAGTCCTGGAGATTGTTAGATAGAAAAGCTGCCATCAGATCATAGTCATCGATTAATGGTTTTATGGGTTCCAGGTCTGTTTTCTCGCTCTTGTTATTTTGCAGTCGATAAAAAGGAATCAACCCATAGCTGCGCTTGTAGATTTTACCTTCCTCATCTTTAGCAATAATGTGAGGACGTGGGTTAACCAATCGGCTTGTATCTAATTTGTAAGGATGGTTCTCCTCCGTCACATAAACTGTGACTTTTTCTTCATCCCATACTTCAGCAAAGCTGACTTTCTCATCTTTTCCGTTTTTATACACATCTTTATCGTAATATCTGATAATACCTTTAACCGTATTCGTCTCATCATAGATCGAGAACGTTTGAATGCTGTTAGACACTTGGAAACAAAGTCTGTCATCGGAATTAGTTCGTGCATAAGCATATTCAGAAGCTTTTATCGAGGCCCCTTCAACCATCTCCTGAAGAAACACTTGGAAGTCATCATCGTAGTACTCTTTTAAGTACGTATTAAATTGTTCATCTTCAACTTCATACTCTACAGGATTAGATAATAGATACTGTACTTTCTGATCTACCAGCTCAGTAAAGAATGCGTGCGGGATCTTAACATTCGACGCATTTTTATCTTCTTGTAAGACCCCTTGATCATCTATATAGAATATCCGATTATTCAATATGTCATGCTCATAATCGTAATACTTCTGTGCAGTTTTCGCTTTTTCTTTACTCTTTGATTGCTGATCCAGCTCGATTGCTTTTTTTAATGCATTTCCAACAACTTCTGGATTATCACTCAATAATGCCTGTGCGTTCATAGCTTTCCCCCTAATATAGCCATTTATTATTCTTCATTTCATCTTCCAAACTGTAACGTGTTGCATCTATACTGTGGTTATCTTTGTCTGGATAAGTCCCTTTCAAATTACCGTGAGAATCTCGCTCAATTTCATACTGAGAAAACTCCCTAGCAGTATTCGGACACCTTTCAGGATCAATAATGATCTGATTCAGGTCCTGTAAAAATTTAATTCCATGTTCCACTGACCCAGGGCCCTTTTTAGCTCCTTCGATACGTAGGCCTAAATCATTGAATTCAGCTATTGTTCTTGGTTCAGCACTATCACCCGTTATCCATCCATTAAGCTTGTTAAAGTGCTTGATTTTGTTCACTGCTACATGATTCTTTAAACCTGATTGATGTATCTCGACAAAAATAAAAAGACGCTTACGCGCCTTATCGTAGTAATTTTCTGTATAGTGCAAGGGATCAGCTGCAAAACCAAAGTCTAACCCTCGTTTCACTTTATCGAATCGATTAATCTCTTCATCCGTAATGATCCGATTTTTCACATTGGTGAATACTTCAGCCCCTGTGCCAGTAACCAATCCCAAGTATTCATGTTCATATTTTTTAGGATTATGTTCTCTAAGAAATTCGGCCTCATCAATGAACTGTTTCCCTAGCCATTCTTCTGGAACTGTACGGTAATCACTGGAATGCACCACTGTATCTGTTCTAAACTTCTGTTGTTCAACTTCTGAGTTAACCCAGTTGTTCTGACTTTGAGGGGGATTATACGTATAAATGACTTGAATATCGGTCCCACCACGAACCAATGACTGGTTTATCGTTCGAATATCTTTCATACTGGCAAACTCGTCTACCTCTTCATACCAGATGTATTTAGCATAACCAGCACGAAACTTTGCTGATTTAATCTTTCTAGGCTTATCTGCACCCTTAAAGACGATCTTCTGTCCTGTCGGTATATAGGTAATTTGTAACGGACTGACTGATTCGTGCCACAAATGACCTACACCAAGTTTATCAATGGCCCAAAGAAGCTGATCAAAGACTGATCCTCTTAATGTTTCTGCTACTTTTCGAATAACGACAGTATTTGCTTCTGGGTCTTCCATCATGCCTGTAACAACCTCAACGGAAGCAAAAGAGGATTTCGTTGAGCCACGCCCACCCTTTAACCAGTAGTGCGTATGCCGTTTAGCTCTAAAATCCCGGTGAATAGAATAAAATGCTGGAGCAACAACGTCAGTAAGACTAATCTGCTTCGTTGTCTGCATAGTTCTCACCTGGAATGTCATCCACGATTTGTATTAAACCAACATTACCAGTCATTTCTGTTTTTTCTGTCCATAGTTTATGGTATTTCCCTAATAGTTCAGCCGCTTTATTGGTATCCGAAACTTTAGTAGGCATCGATACTACTGACGGCTCCTCGTATTCTTTCGCTTGTTTTTTTAGTGAGCCATCTTCCATCTCTATCCATTTTTCTTCACGCTTTTTTAAAACAACTACTGTATACTCGTCTTCTTGTCGATCCATAACTTTTGTTAAATGCTGAAGTACCTCTGTTCCTGTTGCAATTGATAATTCTGTGGATCGTTCTTCGTAGGCTTTTTTTAAATATTTTATTACTGGTGGGATATGTGGGAACTTATGGGTACCTTTTAACATTTTATTAGCGGTATTATTTGCGCTATTCTTGCTATAACCAGCATTTCTACACGCTTCTGAAGCATTTGTAAATCCATTAGCTACATAAGCTAGAATAAACTGTTTTTGTCTATTTCTAGATGATGGCCATTTATTCATTTTTTCAATTGCTAGATCCGTAATCTCTTCAATTAATTTATTTTGTTTTTCACTCATAGCCATCACCCCTTTTTATTTAATAGTTCCCCAATGAATCAATTCTTTTTTGTCAATCACTCCAAATTTCAATACTTGAGAAAGTATCTTCGGCTTCAACCTACAGATCAATTTAGCAGAATTCTTTTTATCCATTTCAAATTTAGACATTAGATACAATTCCATTAATGTTAGAGCAATCATTGATATCATTTCATTCGAGTTGTTTATATCAGGTTTTCTTTGTTCTTGGATTTGTTCAAGAAAATGTACTTGTCCTTTGTTCAAATTTATTGGAATTTTTTTGTTTTTAGTTTTTCCGTCTCCGCCTGTGGTTAAGTTATATCCAAAGATGCCGAATGTACCGAGTTCATCTATCCAGTTTATTTCTTTTTCATTCAATTCTTGTTCGTTAGTAGCATAATCAATAATATTAAGAGTAAATTTATCTTTACCATATTTTCTTATTGCTGAACCTATGTAGGAGTCTGCTTTACAATGTTCCTCGAATCTTTTTGAAACACTTCTTATTGTCTGACCCACGTACATTTTGTTATTGCTGGTATTAGTTATAAGGTAGATGTATCCATATTTTGCCATTTTTCCATCACCTTTCTAGCTATTTATGTAATTAAAAAGACACCCGATAGCGGATGTCTTAGATACTATGTTTGTTTGACAAGCTCTCTACTGGGTTCTACTGGATAGAGAATGCTTGTTACATCTTTGATGCGAACTCTTTCATCATTCTCTTTACGGTGATCCATTAATGTTTCTAATTCTTTCTTTTGCTCTTCAGTTAACATTCCCTCACCTCGTTTACTCTATTTTTAGATTAGAATAGAGTATAACTCAATATTGAAAGCGTTTCAACGAATTATTTATGACTTTTTGTAATATGGGTTATCTTATTCCCTCCAAAAAACCCTCTGCATAGTATACAGAGGGAAAAGGAGTTTTGAAGGCGTGACGTCTTTATTCCACACTAACATTATACCACCGTTTTTTAGGTGAAAACGGACATAGAACGGACATTTAATTTTCCCATGCCAATAGTGACGTTAATTCTGCTATTAACTCATTTCTGATTCGTCTGGTGTGACGTTCAGAATAATTGACTGCTTGAGCAACATCTCTCCAGGACTTTCGCTTAAGGTAGTATTGACTAAGTATCTCATACTCTACTGTATTTAAGTTATGCAAGAAATTCGAAATAGTCAACTGCCGCCTTTTGAGTACTGCTAAATCATGATCAATTAAGAGGTTCATTACTGATTTTTCCTGCGGACTTTGAGAATTCTTTGAACTCTTTACCTTCACATCTATTTCATCTTCCGGTCTTCTTGGATACTTCAACTCCAGTACTCGATTACTAATTTCTTGCTGCAGGTACCCTTTTAAATAATAGACTAACTTACTTTCTGTTTTCTTAAAGTCATTCTCTATGATCAATATCTCACCTCCATTGCCTATTTTGAAATTAATTTATTTACGTACTCTCCGATATCAATCCAAAAGCTTAATATGTCAATAAATCCTTGCAGCTGCTCTTTCTTTTTCTTACTGACAATCTTCTCCTGGTCTTTCACTAGCTGATCGTGCCAGGTCTTTGTTGCTGCAATCCTTAACTTTAATGTCTTTCTGAAATCACTCATTTTCCTGCTCCTTTCAGAAGGGAAGATCGTCATCTGAAATTGTTACATTGTCATCATTAGCTTCAAAAGGGTCCTCTGCTGCATTTTCTGTTTTACTAGTATAATCATTCTGACTATGTGCTGAAGGCTGCTGGTTCTCATTCTTTCTGCTCAATAACTGCACTTCTTCAGCAACCACCTCTGTGATATAAACCTTGCGCCCTTCGTTATTCGTATAGTTTCTTGTCTGTATGCGTCCTTTGATTCCGATCATGGATCCTTTTTCTGTGTAATTAGATATGATCTCAGCGGTTTTTCTCCAGGCAACTACATTGATGAAGTCTGCTTCCTTTTCACCGTTCTGGTTAGTAAAAGATCGTTCTACAGCTACAGTAAAACTAGCGACAGCTATTCCGCTGCTGGTATGCTTTAATTCTGCGTCTCTCGTCAATCTTCCCACTAATACTATATTATTTATCATCTCATGCTCCTTATCTGTCTGGTGCGTCTAATTCGACGCTTAAAATGGTTGCTTCCTGCACTCGTTTTAATACTTCCCTTTTCGCTTCGTCTTTATCTTCAGCCCATACGTACATGCCATACTTTCCTTCTGTGGTTTGAAAGATTACTCTAAAACTAGATTCATCGTGTACTTTTCCAAAGACTTCTTTTAATGCTCTGTCATCTCTCATCATTTCACTTCCTCTATTTCAACTCTTGGAAAATCAGTGTCTATAGCAAATTCGTGACTAATACTTTTTATCTCTTTCCACCCATCATTAGGGATCAGCTTTGCTGCGATAGCTCCATCTAAAATAAACTTGATAGCAAATGCTATGTTGTCTGGATCTTTGCGTTTATCTTTCACATACCAGGTACATTTCAGTGATAGTGGTAAAGCTGTCAATTTAAATCCTTCGGTCAACGCCTTCTGTATATGAAGTTTGCATAAACGAGTTGCTCGCTTTTTTACTTTAGCTCCTTTATGATAATGTGTCCGATTAGAATTTGTGTACTCGTTGAGTGTTGGTAAGGCAGAGGGGATAATGATTTTATTCATTACATCAACCTTTCTAATAATTTATTGTGATAAAGCACTTACAGTGGTAGAGTTAAAAGAAAAGGAGTTGGATATTTTGAAAGAAGATGTTTTAATTAATTACCGTGACGGTACAGGTACTGCTACTTTAAAGATACATAATATATGTCCGCACTGTGGTGAAGAAGTTTCTCCAAAAGTATTTGGTGGCTATTCTAATGACGGATACCGTGAATTACACAAAGTAATTGGTATAATCTTAAGATGTTCTCGAGAAAAATGTAGAAGATACTACAGTTTAGAGTATGAGTATAATGGTTCTCAATGTAAGTTTAGAGAGTCACTATATCGCCCATCAATAAAAGTAGAATTACCAGAGAATATAGAGAAAGTATCATCCGCTTTTGTAGAAATATATTCACAGGCAACTGTTGCCGAATCAGAAGGATTAGATCAAATAGCAGGAGTTGGTTATAGAAAATCTGCAGAATTTCTAATAAAGGATTATGCTATAAGAAAGTCCCCCGATGATGAAGCTTCGATAAAAAAGAAACTCTTAGGTGCCGTTATAAAAGAATACCTCAATGAATTTCCTAGAATTCAACAGCTATCAACTGCAATAGCTTGGATCGGTAATGATGAAACTCATTATGTCCGTAGACATGACAATAAAGACATCGATGATTTAAAAAGATTTATCAAAGCATCGGCTCAATTTATAGCAGCTGATTATGATGTTGATGAAGCTTTTGAATTTACTTCTGATTCTTGATTATGTTTCAACTGTTTTAGTAAAAGTCTATTAGTTTCTAGACACTTTTCTATTGTTTGATCATTCAAATCTATTAATGTTTCTAAAAATATTATTCTTTCTTTTAGTTGTTTTATAGTTTCGCACATAATTTCACTCCTTCCTATTTTGTTATGCAGTCGGCTTTTCCCATAGATCTTATTCTGTGGGATTAATGCCGACCTTTTCTATTTTCTAAGCCTTTCAAGATGCTCTCTTAGTGCTATTTGTTCTTCATCTCCACTCCTTTCATCCTTTTCCTAGCTTCATCGCTCTAAACTCAGCTATCCGTCTCTGCATCTCTTCTTTTTCTTCAGCTGATACTGGTGTATCTTTAACTGGTTCATAATCATCCCTCGCCCATTTCGGTAGCGATTCGGATCGAGTGTTAGTGTTTTTATTCCAGTTTTTCTTTTTCGCTGGTTTAGCCTCTTGCTTAACATTTCTTTCTGCTTCAGCAGCTTCTATCTTTTCTAAAGTGTTGAGGCCTCTATTCTCCCAATTGACTAAGATACGATTGACATAGCTCCAGGTCCGCTTGTTGTTCGTTACTCCAAATTCCATGGCTTTAATAATAATCTCGTTGGCCTCTTCTACAGACGTACCCGTTTTAGAAATATCCTCTACCCAGCCATTGATCTTCTGCACAGTTAAAGATGCAATTGAACCATAGCCATTCGATTCATAAAACCTAGCCGGACTGTTGTTGTTGATGTAATTCTTTTCATTCTTTAAGTTCTTTTCATTCTTGTTTGTGTTCACTAGCTGTTCATCAGTTGTCAAAGAGCTGTTCACTTGTTGTTCATTTACTTGATAGTCATCCCAATTTTTCACTGTCACGACGCTGTATTTTGGGTTCGAGTTGATGTCCAACATATTTTCTTCTTCAAATCTCTTAAGCCAACGCCAGACAGATGAGCTGTTCACTTGTTGTTCAGGTGCTACTCCCTCGTTCATCTCTTTCGTTATAGCGGCGCGCCCTGTAATGAATTGACCCCTGTTCACTTTCAATTCCTGACCATTAAATAAAAACTTTCTTTCTTTATGACTAGCTTTCATTAAACATAATGTCCATAATCTGAACATATGAGGATGAGTCCAGACGAAAGAATTAGTTATTTTTCTGTATAATTTGATATAGCCAACATCCACGCTGATCCCCCTTCCTGATATTTTTTCACCTCCTATCCATCTAACAATTCATGCGTGGAGATAAAACCGTCTAATTGTTTTCTTTCTCGACAGTATTCACATCGCCCACACATACTAGGTCTCTCCTGGCCATTTTTGATTTCGTCTAAAGCTTTAATATTCTCTTTAACAAAATCTAGTTCAATTCGTTTATCTATCTCAGGAACTTCTATCGCTGCAACATTGGACGGGGTCTCTTTGGTTACTGCATAGATGTAACCAATGAAGGGTTTCCCGTATTCCATCTCCAGCAGCTTCTCATAAATACCTAGTTGGATCACATAACCATAGCCTTCGACAAAAGAAACATAGCGTCGCTGCCTGTTATCCCATATCTTGTTATCCAGGGCTCGTGTCGTCTTTAAATCAACAAAATAACCTTCTTCAATATTCAGTAAATCGATCTTGCCTTTCCATTCGACACCAAAGAGTTTTCCTGTGACAGGGACTTCTTTTTGTCCCTGCCATAAGAAATTAAAGAATGGTTCTTTGTCTATCCTCTCAATCATCTGTTCAGCTATTTCAAAATCTCTATAGAGTTCGCCATTCTTTTTGAGAAGCTTATCTTGATTCTGTTCCTTAAAGTGAACGTGAGCTTCTTGACTTTCAAAATAGCTATGCACATAATT